AGAGAACGAATTGACCATCGACTGGACGGCGTTCCCGAGTGACTGGACTCCGCTGGTCGCTGCACCGCCGATGCCGGAGAATGCCGTCTTTATCCTGTCAACGTTTCTCTGTGCTGCTTCTCCGGCCTGCTCGAACGGTTTAACCATATCTTCTGGGATTTTGGCAAAATCACCGCGCACAGTATCGATTATTGCCGCTCCAATCGACCCGATTGGTGCAAGAACCACCTTCAGGGCGTCCATGATGACAGATCCTATTGGAGATGCCTTGATCTGGTTGCCGAGGTCGGAGAGCCCTTTCAGGATACCTAACTTGTCCAGTGTCCAGACACCGGCAAGACCGAGTACTGCACCACCAACAACACTTGCTGCAATCGACCCGCCGACTGCCGTCGCTGCAGAACTGACGGAACCGGCAATGCTGGAGAGACCACCTTCAATGGCCGCTGTTAATGCCGCGAATTTTCCAGGGAACAGAACCATCGCGGGAACGGCAAGGGTTGATATTGTAGATGCAAAATTCCCGAAAAGTGATGATGCTGCAGTTAATGGTCCTGTAATTGCGCCGAGACCTACTATTGTATTCTCTATTGTAGTATTGTATTTGTCTTGTATGGGTTTGTTATCGTTCCTTATCTTTGCTGCCTGTTCTGCGTATCCATCGGTGAGTCTCGACATCTGCGCCCGGGCCCTCTCCTGCTCTGCGCTGGTGATCCCCAGAGCTGCCACCATCTCTTCAAACGAGACTACCCCATCCTTATTCACATCCGATGCCTCGCTCGTCGCCGCTGACAGCTCGCTCATCATGGTCCTGGACTGATACCCATGTTCCTTCATCATGACGAGCAGTAAAGAAGCCTCTTCTATGGATATTCCAGCTTCGTTCAGTTGCGGGGCCAGTCGCACCATTGCCCGGGAGAACTCATCTGTTGATACTCCGGTTGCATTCATCGTATATGCCAGGTAGTCGGCATGGTCCCCGACGTCCCGAATATCGATATTGAATGCTTTGAGGACGGGTATCATGTTGGCGGCAAACTGGTCAGAACTGACACCAACTGCATCCGCGAACGTGTCAAACGCCTTTGCAGTCTCAATGACCTCCTGTTTTGTTTGTAATCCTGCACGGGCCATCTGGTCAATGAGACCCGACGCCTCTTCAAACCCATCCGTCGCGCTCGTCAGTTCACCGGCCCAACCCCGAAGCTCTTCCTTGTTCATCCCGAGGGTTAAGGCGGTAATTCCCAAATTCGTATTAACTTTTGAATTTACTTCATCGAATTTTGCAATTTCATTTGCAACATCGCGAATTGAATTTACGATGTCTCCGGCGGTGACAACGAACTTTTTCCTGGCTTTTTCAAGACCTTCGCTTGTTCTATCTTTTGCAACAATATCAAATGCTACTGATCCAAGATTCCCTATTGGCATATTCTATCACCGCCCTCGTTCTAACCTCTTTTGTTTCTCGTTCCACCATTCGATCCAGAACACTTTAACCTCTTCAGGTAGAGCCCCCCAGTCCCTCGGGTCCACTATTCTCATGTAATGAAGAAATTCCCCGTAATTCTGACCTTGCATTGTCTGTGCGAAACCTGCCGGCCGACCTCACCCGGTCCATCTGTTTCCGGCGTTCTTCGACCTGAGCCTCGTAGAATCCGAGGATGACCGCCAGCATGTCGCTCGTGGCAAACCTATTCCGGTTATCCCTGAACCAATCTACTGTTAAAAGTGGGTTTGCTGTTGCTATTTCGAGTATCCGGAACGTTGCAAATTCCCGTTCATCTTCTGGTATATCGGGATTTCCCATCTCTTTCTGGAGTTCGGAAATCTCTTTCATTTCGGCATCAGAAAGACAGAGGCGAATGGCAATCTTATCGCCATTCCCTAAATCAACGTATGAAGTCTCATTCTTCACACGCCGTTCAAGCATGGCGATTTCTGACTGCCACCGTTCCCTGTCCTTGATCTCAGCCTCGATTAATGCCTTTTTCTGGTCCGCACGCTCGTCAATCACCGTTCCTAATGCCAATCGCTGCTCTTTCGTCAGCTTCGGCATTGGGGTTACACCTCGTCGACTTGTAACAGGTCAGGATCCCTCATAACGACGTCGAGGTCTTCTTCAACCACTTTCCCCGCATCCTCGAACTTGAGCCCGCCGTTCTTGATCCAGCAGTCGGGCATGGTAATCTGGATCTTGCTGCCATCGGACTTCTCGACTTTCCCGACCAGGTCGAAGATAAGTGGCTCCCCAACGGTGTAATGGGAATTACCAGTAATTGATTCGACCGTGAACGTGCCGAGGTCATCATCAGAGTCGATTCCTCTGATAGTGTGCCCATAAACCTTTTTGAAGACCTTCGTGGTAGTCCAGGTTTCGCCGATCGATGCGGGAGATACCGTGATTATCTCTTCCATTGCATTCCCGTCAGCATCCTCACCGATGATGGTAATTGTGCCGCCAACGGTGATTGCCTTCGTCTGGAGTGTGTATTTAATTCTCGATGGCGATGCAATGGTATCGTCCGACATGTCCTCATACCAGTCGCTGGCATCGAGAACGTGCGATGCTGTCAACAGGGTCTCGCTTGTACCTGTGATAGGTGTATCGTTCAGGCTGGCGCCAGCAAGGGACGCGTCAACCATTGATCGCTTAATCTTGCATTTTACCTTGAGTTTTCCTGGATATGCTTTGTCAGAATATGCCCCGGATCGCGGGACTGAAATTTCGTCTCGCGTCCAGGACATATCAAACATTACATCAGCGAGCGCAACCCCGCCCTTGAGAACAACACCATGCACGCCGGTGTATTCCCCGAAATCTGCTACTGTTGTCATTTTTATTTTACCTCCTTTTTTTTCTAATCTAAGTGTCCGTCATGCTATACTGGAACGAATACCTGGCTGCATTGTGCCAGATCCTCGTCTCCGGTTCATACTGCTGGCTGGCAGAGGTTTTCTGCCATGACCCGGCCAGTGTCCCTGTTACAGGAGATGCCGGGTTCAGCAGGAGTTCATCAATACGGTCTGCTATCAGGTCTGCATCCTCGCCCGTGCAGGGGAACGATTCATCTGCAGAACTTACCCAGACATCGACTTGTATTGTCTGGTCAGTATCCCTGCGCCTCGTATATGCCGATCCGGGTCGCAATGTGCTCTTTTCAGTGTTGATCATTACCGTGATAGATGGGATCGTGGATGGTTGCACGAGGTTGGCCCTGAACGCAAATTCTGACCCCAAATAATTCTGCAGGGTAGAATCGTCATTCAGTTTATCGAGGATTGCCTGGAACACATCCACCAACACGCCTACACACACTCCTTCCGGATCTCTGCACCTATCGACTGCGCAATAAAATCAAGGGTTGTATCCTTCTCATCAATAATGTTATCAAGGATAAACGGTCTGGCCTGCATCCTGGATGTCCCTTCATGGACATAAATTGCATACTCCTTCGGAGTCCCCACAATACCCTGAATAGAGGATGAGAGAAGGCCCCTGGATTTTATTCTAACCTCTGAATATATCGTATCTCTCATGTGCGGTGGTTTTCTCCTCGGATCGTTGTCATCGGAGTAAGGGGCCTTATAATATCGCGATTTCCCAGGAGTGCAGTCCATTTTAGCTTTCCCCTCGATGTTCTTACAGGCGTTTTTCATGCCTCTTTCTACCGCATCAACCATCGAATTAGAGATCCTCTTGAGTTTCGCCGCCATTTCCTCAGGAGTATAATATACAGTCAATGCCCGCCTCCCTGGATAATACCGAGAAACCAGTTCCCGATAATTCCAGCAATTGCTCCTATTGCTGCAACTGCACCCATTGCCCGGGTCTGCCAGGATTCAATTGCCCTTATCCGATTTTCATGATCTTCATAGCATTTTTCACATTTGCGATTCTGTGCTTCGATATATTCAATTAACCGTTCGTTGATGTGTTTGATGTCGTTGCGGGACTCAATGACAATATCCCGCAATTCCTGGTATTCGTCCCTCGTGATCTCTGTCATGTCGATACATCTGCCAGAACAGCTTCATAATGAGTGATGGAATAAACTCCGGTCAATGGATAGATCTTCAGGATATCATACGTCCCGGAAAATCCTGTTGTCGTGGTGTAAATCCGGTATTCAAATGCTGTAACTGTGCAGGTCGGAGGGATGGCGCATTTTAGTGGTTGGTCCAATAACTGGCCGGTTTCATGGATAATCGCCCCTTTCCCGGAACTGCCGGAATAGTAGAACCGGCAGGGAACAGATGACTGGTCTGTTGACCAGTAATACTCATATTCCCCTGACTGGTTCTTATAATCAGTTATGGATGAGAGGGTTGCCGTGAACGTATAGTTCGGTTCTGTCCCGATGGCAATCGTCTCGCCAACCGTAAACGTTCCCGAGACCGACTTAACGATGAGATACCCTGCCCCGGTCTTGTCTATCACTGCTGTTTTAGCGGATGTGAGCCCTTTAACCGTCTGCCCGATAACAGGTGTTCCTGTTGCCCCTGAATACGCGAACTTCTTCTTCGCCGACCTCTTCTGGATATTGCAGGTGTGCGGGAACTGGCTCATATCCCATCCACTCTCCGGACCGTCGCTGTGGTTGGTGTTATTGATGTCTGTGCATTGACGTGCATCTCGAGGAGTTTGTATGCTGCCGCTCTGTTCGATTCAATGGCCTTGATAATGTCTGTCTTGTTCTCGAAATCTCCTGAAACAGCCTCATAAATACCGGTGTGCAATCCCCGTTCCAACAAACCAGCCATTGAGAGTTTTAACGACGCCTGTTTAATTGCGCCTTGTGTCGAACTCCCCGTGAGTCCATATGTGGTAAGGAACGCATCAATCTCCCTGTCTGCCGCCGCGATAATGGGGGTGAGAATGGTCGTGGCATCAAGCGTGGTTCCTGACAATGCCACAAGTTCGTCAGTTGTGCAGTATCCCATTATCGCACCTCCGGTATTATATCGCGCCTGTCTATTGTTCTGGATCTGGTCTTTGTATCTACAGGTGTAGTCTGCACCGTGTTTGCATCGTCTATCTGATACCCGAGCCCGTCATAGATACCCGCCCCGGTTACCTCGTAATATTCTCTATCGCTTTGAGAGAACCGCCGGTAATCATACAGGCATTTCTGCCTGTTGCCATTCGGGTCATTCCATTCCTTCGTCAGGTATTTGCCGCTGTTTCGTGTAGAAAGGACCATGAGGGAGATCCCTCCTGGTCTTAGTACTGCAGCCTGTATGTGGCATTTGCGATGAGATATGTTGTATCAAACCGGGCCTTGATGACCATCCCTATGAGATCGCGGATGGGATCTTCGAACCGCTCAACGCTGAGGTCTTCGCGCATTCCAATAGCACCGGCGGAGTTCTTGTCAACCACGAGCCCGAATATGTAGTCGTTCGTTCCGTATCCCCAAGTATACGTGCTTGATGTATCGGTAACACCACACACGTGCACTCTGCAGCCAAACAGAGATTCCATTCCACCGGAAAGAACCTTTGCCGCGGAATCTGTGTTGAGTGTTGAAATATAACTCATGAGTGCGCCGTATCCGACGGGGTGAAGGACAATATCAGTCGGGGTAAATCCAAGCCCGATAAGGCCTCCAACAGCCTGTGCGGTAGCTTGATACGCAGCGGCAGCCGTTCCAGCGGCCCCGGCATCTGCGGCCGTTCCTGAATACTCAAGGATATCAGATAACGCAGCCTGGTTAAGCGCGTTCTCAACCTTATAACCCGCCTTCCGGATCTCGGTTGCAACAACATCAAACTGAGAGTCTGCAACCATTTCGCGGGTAATCATTGGTCTAATAGCGTATTTCTGTGCAGTAAGCGTCATGACACCGAGCGTCTGGGTTGAGATCGGGATTTCGGCGCCTTCAGCAACAACCTGCGCATACGTTCCCGTTTCGCCGTATGGGACCGTCATCACGTTGGACTGCATCCGATAGATGGGCAGGACGTTTCTCATGCACTTTGCAGGTTCCGACCCCTCGACGACAGTCGCGAGGACCTCCGTCTGGATGAGACCGGACGTTGCCAGCTCTTCGGACTGAAGGAGTTCCCTGGCCTTAACGAGTTTACCGTCTGGTGTCTGGTATGCGAGGTTCTTCGGGATCCTGTGTTCAAGAGCCCGCTTGTATTCGCCGGGACCCATGTTGGCCATTTCGAGATATGTAGCCAGCCTGCGGGTGTGTTCCCATGATTCAGTAGTTGTCATTTTTTATTCACCTCAGGATGCCGCCTTACCCACATACCACGGGAATATGAGAACATATCCTGTGGAGTTCGCACCGATGTCCTCCAGTGCAACACCAACGCCTTCTGCTGCTGCAGATGCAACGGAAAGAGTTACAACGCATCCTGCAACCGCTGATGCGGAAATCCAGTCTCCTGCATCGATTGCAGAACCCTTGCCTTCGCAGACCTTGACAACGCTTCCAATAGAAGCGATTGCAACAGTCTCGCCAGTTGCTGCGCTGTTCAGGGCAACGCCAACAATTCCGGACGTTGTTCCCAAGACCGCAGGATGAACCGTCCATGATACCCCGGTTCCTGCAAATCCAACGACCTGCCCCGCGAGAATTGTAGCTCCCGCGGTACATGATATAGTGCTTCCCAGCTGTTTTGGAGCCGGGTCAAATGCTGCTGGTGTGGTATCTGCCATACTTATAACCTCCTAATATTTCCGCGTTTGATTTCTGCCATCTGTTCAACGACAAAGTCTTCTTCGAGTTCCTTGACCTCCTTTGTCTCGGGAGGGACCGGTGCTGACTCAAGGGCCTTGACCTTCGCCTCCAGTTCTGCTGCACGGGCCTTTGATGCCTCGAGCTCCTTCTGAATTTCCGTGAATTTCTCTTCGAATTCTTTCAGTTCCATTTGATGCGCCTCCTGTTCGCGCCTGTTAATCTCTTCAAACGTTTCCTTTTCAGCGGTCGGAGAAACAATATCGAGCTCCTGAGGAGTTTCGGGTTCAATCTCCGGAAGTTGGTGTAACCTGCATTTCCGGCATGCTCCCTGGTTCACAGTTGCCGACCCGTAAAAGACGATGTCTTTTGCCTCCATCCGCCGTGTCTGCGGGTTGTATATCTCTGATCCGCCGTGTTCAACACTGACATATGGCATCGAGATCTTCCCTTCACGGGCCGCGAGGACCATGCGGATGGTATCTCTGCTGCGTTCGTTCAGTCCGTGATAATGGACGTCTCCATATATCACGCCGTTCTCGTATCGTGGGTTTTTAATCTCGCCAATTTTCTCTGTAATGTCTCGTGGAGTGCCGCCGAGGTGCCTGCTCCAGTGTGATGTGTCCTTCCAGTTCGTTGCGTATTGTTCCAGGATACGAGGTGGATATTCGAGAGGGGTCCCAACAGCTGAGTCTGTCCATATCCCCGATGCAAGGAGAGGGACGTTTCTCACAGTGAGACTGCCATCGTCTGACTGGTCAAACGTCGATTGTGCCGGTAATTCAATACCAAGAATACGGACTTGTCCTGGTTTTCTCGCCATCTCTTTGGCCTGCTCCTCGGATATGGCTTCTTCGAACTCGATTACTTTGTAATCATGTTCTTTCAGCCATTCTTTCGCCTGTTCGGTCGTATATTTTTCAGAGTCAAACCGAATTGCCTGGACCTCGCTTTGACCTTCAGGAGTGATGCCAAAAATGACGTGAATGCCGGGACCGAATTTGTTGTTCTGCCGCCGAAACTTCGTATATTTGCTCGGTGGGTTAATCCTTGCCGAGTGTTCGCCTACATAAGGCATAAATTATTATTGTTCTTTTATATATATGTTAATTTTGTTTTTGAAAACTTGCACGTTCCACGAAAACAAGGACTGCAACAAAAAAGATTAATTGTTATTTTCGTTTTTCCCCTTCCAATTCGTCTAATAGCCGGTTAATCAACGAATCATATGATTCGCCGAATCTCCCGGCTTTTTTCAATCTGGCGATTGTACTAACCTTGAGTGCTATACAGGTTTTTTTCATTCAGTCTTCCCCCCATTCTTCCCAGGGTAGAGGAGTTTTTGCTCCCCATTCCTGGATAACCTCATATGCCCCGATTCTGAATGGGGTGTATGAGGACTCTGTTTTATGCGGTTTTGGCCCTTGTTTATCCGCATTGAATAGCCACTCTAACGTGGCATTCAACTCTTCCACATCTTTCGATGTGATAAATACCTCTTTAGAGAACCCATCCGGGATCTCTATTGTTGTCTTTTTAAACCCCTTTGTGAGGGATCTAATATAAACATCGTCGATATATCGACGATGCATTCTGACCGCCACCTCCACACAATCCTGTTGTAAATCATAATTTTCAATTCTCATTTTCAACCACCCCTATATATTGTGCCCTCAACACCGTCAACATGATAGCCAACCCGGTCGTGCGGGATTCCGGCCACCCGAAGGCGGTGTATAAGATCCTCAGCCTCGCGTCGCGTTTGAAATTTTTTTCTCATCCTTCCACCCACTCCCGGACGAACCGCTACCTCCGGAGGAGCCTGCCACATGCCGGGCAGTTTGTAGACTCCGGGAGGTATTCAGAGGGCGAGAATACCTCACCGCAGTCTGGGCAGGACCAGACGTTGGGTTCCGGGTAGAGCTCGTCTTCGGTGAGCTCCCGGAACCCACCGTTTTCAAAAATTGATGGGCTCATTTATTCAACCTCCTTTACGAACGTGTCGGAAACCGGTGCTGGTGACTCGTGTTGGCCGGTAAACATATTTCCAACGATTCCCGCGGCCACTCCCAGGAGCTGACCCGGTAGAGTTGCTACTAACGTAAGAGGATTCAATCCCGTTATTGCTTCTCCCTCCCCCGCACTCCCAGGCACATGGGATGCCTGTCTTGGACCGGGTGAAGTAATACACGTTGTCCATGTTATATTCTGTCATTTTTCTTTACCTCCTGTGCCTTCCTGGCACAATACCCTATTAACTCTAATAGTATATATACCTTATGTTATGTTATAATGTGTATAAGTAGAATATAAAAGAAAAGTATTATTGTATCTTTTTCTTTCTCCCTCTGCGTGCCGGGAGTTCATGTTCTGGCTCACTTACCACAGAGTGTTCCTCTCCGTCTTCTAAATTATGAGTATTTTTCAAAATGTCGTTAATACTTTCCCCATTTTGAAACCGGCGCATAATCGCTGCCACAGCCTCTCGTGACCTGTATCCGCCGTTATATTTGCAGAACACAATAGAGATCGCCCTGGCTACAACGCTTGGAAACTTCTCGTTCATGTTCGACCAAATAAACTCGAGTTCTGGTCTTGAAAATGGTTTTCCGCTGGTCATTGTATCTCCTTAATTACATTGTTATAACATTGCCCGAATGCCACCCAGTTTGGACACCGCGATAAATCGAGATATATCCGTGGTCCTTTTATCGTTTCAACCCGGATAAATGGATATATTCGACAGGTTTCCGGGCGGGACTCATAGGGTATTGTGCAACCCTTTTTCTCATCATGCGCAGGACAGACCGGAACCTGGAATTGCCATCCGCCGGAAATAAAAACCGGTTTAGATTCAATTGCTTTCTCGTTTCCAATCAGGAGGACAAACCTCACATATTCATCAGTCGTAAACCATGGTTGCCTGCAACAATGATTCTGACAATCTTTACACAGTTCCGGTATTTGCATTCAGATCACCGTGCCGTCGAGATCCGCACACTCTCCACATGTTCTCTCGTCACTACATGCCAGCCATTTGAGGACCGGTTCACCATCCTCGAAATCGACGATGATTGTGCATCGACAGTTTGGATGGAGAGGTGGCCGGGGCCCGCCACCTCTTGGCTCTATCCCGTCCCGTCTATACCGATCAAGAACCCCATCATTGATTGCTTTCATTGTCTCTGTCCTGACAATGCGTTCAGCCCTGTAATCCTCCATATCGTAGACTTCCTTGATTTTCTTGATGATCTGGCCCTGCGTCCATTCCTCAATGACTCCGGTTCCGACAATTCGTTTGATGTCCGTTGCCTCTCGTTGTGAATAGTTCGACCATTCTGCACCAATCTGTTGTATTCTGGTTGAAATCTTTAACCAGTTGGCCTGCCGTTCTTCTACTGATGCACCGAGGACCGCGGTCCCGAACGACATTCCCTGGTAATATGCCTGGATAACGTATTTCTCGGTTATAGGTTCAATTCCCGCAACGAGGTCGAGATGTGCAACCTCATCAATAAATGAATGAATGTTCTTTATATTGAACGGTGTGTCCAGTTCTCGGGAAAGTGTCTTTTCTATTGGAGAGGTATAATATGTTAAAATGAAGTCGAGAATGTGTTTCTGGAACTTCTTCACCTGTCTTTTTACTTCTCGTAAATACCTATTCTCGATTGCATTTGACTTGGTCGGGTCCCGCCTCATCCTGGAAGTGACCTTAAACCTCTTCGTTTTCTTCACCGTTGGGACTGTCAGGAATTGCGGCATTTTACGGCCTCGTTATTCTCACATAATCACCCGAAAAGATTGTGGGGGGTATGTTCATACCTCCTCATCGGGGGCGATATCGCCCTCTTCTAACCCAGGTAGTTGGTCTTCCTCCTCTTCATCTGGAGGAATGCCTAACCGTTCCCGGGCCCATGATGCCGGCACGACTGCATCGGGATCAATGCCGGTCCGTAACTTGGCGATCCATTCTGCAATCTTCGCTTCGTCCTCCGGATCGACCTCATTGAACTCGATCCAGACCGCTCCAGGAACACCTGTGATCCTGTCAATTAGTTCTCTTGTATAGGTTCTCGCAACGACTTCCTGTATAGTTCTGATTTTATCGAGGAAACCCTTCATCCTGACCATGGCCGTGGCTTCCGTTGATCCCCGGCCGAGACCCAACATCTCCTCAGGTACACCCAATGCACAGGCCACTCTCTGGAGTGAAATGTTGGAATAGACGTCGACATTGGAGATTCCTGTTGTATCCAACATCCGGATGTCCACGTTCGATGTGACGAAATCTGTCATGGAATTGATCTTCTTGATCTGGTCCTCGATTTCCTTCATCTCTGCTATAGATGCCGGGTTGTCCGGGGTCCCGACAGCCCACTGCTGCTTGGGTGTTCCATGCCTGTGGATCGCTTTTGTAACAGACTCGATAATGTCACAATCCCTTTGAATGTCGTCATCCGCACGTTCCCAGATAGAGAGACCATAAACATCCCCGGGAACGGAGAAGAGTCTGAGATTGATTATCCGGCTGGGTTCGATCCGGATACTCGTGTCAAATGATTTTACAGCTGATATATATTGCCTGTATTCTGTGATTTTCCCATATTCATCCCAGACCTTCTCGAATGTACCAGGGTCCCGCGTGATGACTCCCCATATTCCCCCACCACGAGTATATACGATCTCCTGGTATGCATCACCCGCGAGAATTGAAGAGAGAATCCCCTGCCACATGATATGGTCGAGGTCAATCTGCGGCTGGTCTAACCACGCCTGGACCTGTTCCATTAATGCGGTTTCTCCATCTTCGTAGTTTAATTTCCAACCAGGAGAGAGGGCGAACAGTGGATAGGAATCAATGGCGTCTGCATACGGACCGCCGCGCCGATACCTGTCCATCCACCGCTTGACTTTCTCCCTTCTGCTCGTTGGGTCGTTCCAACCCAGTCGCCTAAATGTGTCGTCACTACCACCACCAAAAATTTTGGTTATCGGTGTTGGTTCGCCTTTCCCAAGCAACCTGTCAAAGATTGTCATTTTCACCAATTCCGTTTAATTCCCCTGATTACCGTTCCACGTTCTTTTCTCATGTGCGATACAATTGCATACCTCATTGCGTCCATCAGATGATCCCGAAATTTGACAGGATCTTCTAATACCCGGCCGTCTTTATCTGTTCGATACTGATACCCGCGGATTTCGTTTATCAGGTTTGGACTGTCCCTGTCAATTTTCAGGCGCAATCGTTTCATGAAATCTATCCCCTCCTGAATAGACCCTTTCGCCGCAGGAAGGATATTGTATCCTGCTGCCCGGATCTCCCGGATACGTTGGGGTTCGGCAGGATCGGCATAGATTGGCGCAGTCTCGGGTATGAGTGCCGCCTGAAGGTGGGTAATGAGGTCTTGATTGGTAAGGTTTGTTTTGTATAGAACCTCTTTTATAAAAGGAATATTATCGTAAACGGATATTTCAACCAGTGCGGTTGGGTTATTGTATCCGAAGTCGAGACCATAAAAAACGTCTTGTTTTTTCTCTGTATAAGGAACAATGTCATAATTCGTATAAATCGTGTCCTTCAGAACGCCGGGTTCTCCCAGAGTGTATATCCGGTAAAAGTTCTCGTTTTGGTTGATGAGGTTCTCGAGTTCCCTAACATATTCCTCTGGTAAAAAAGGATTATCTTTATATGTTGAATGGTGAACGGCGACCTCGTCCCTGTTCCCCTGCACAATGTCGGTGATGAGATAGTGGAATGCATCAATTGGGTTGAAGGTAAGGTATATTCTATTCTGCCCGTTCTTGTTGGGCCGGCGTAAACGGAGGTTTAACTGGGTGAGGTCCTCCCGGGAGATCTCTGTTGCCTCTTCGACCCAAATATAGTTAAATTCCGCAGATTTGACTTTTTCCGGGTCGTCGAGGGATTTGAAGAGGATCTTGTTGTTATTTAACGATATGACCATTTCTGATTTATTGAGGTCATACGGGATTGATAGGTCGTTGAGAATGTCCCGAATCAATTGGTATGCGGTAATCCTCAATGATGGCAGGGTCTTCCTCGTGACGAGGATCCGAATGTCCCCCTCCTCTAAAAATTTTAGAATGAGTTCCTGCGCAACTGCCATCGATTTGCCAGACCCGGCCCCGCCGTAGATTGCATTGATCCTACTGACCTGGTTCGTCAGGAACCTATCAAACGTGTCAATTCTCTGCAGGGTTGCAGTTGGCAACTCTCACCACCTCGATCCGTATAGGCGATCCTCCGGGACCTGTGTGTTCCAGTTTCTCCCGGAATGCTCCGAGGGCCTTCCCTTCAAGTTCTAAGAATTTTGCGGCTGTCTGGTAGATCTTGAGTTCCAGGTGGGAATCGCCATCCACCTGCGCTTCTTTCGCCATCTGGTCGAACCGGTTACGTTTGTGTTGAATATATGTCAGGAAATCTTCCGCCTCTACTTTTTCCTGTAATCTCGCTGCTCTTTCGATTCTTGCTTCTATGTGCCCTCCCTTGATGTGGCGCAACACTGCATAATATGATACAGCATATTGCGCAGCTACGTGGCGGATACTGGCGGTTCCGTCCACCAGGGCCTTGTCGATCTCGTTGTGTTGGGGATGCCTGCAAACTGTGCATTTCGGCGGCATTCTCTCACACTCTCCATTCAATCGTGTCCATTGTCCCGGTATAGGGTCTCCATTGTTCCCTGCCGCAGATGGGGCAAACAAACACCTCGAATGGTTTGCCGTAATTCTCCCGGATACCGCGATAGACCATTGTGCAAGTGTGGGTTATCATTTCTTTCTCCCCTCCAATGTATCACGGCGTTTAATGGCTTCGATCATCCCGCCTTCAGTGTTCCTCTGCATTCTCGCCCAGCATTCGAGACAGAATGCCGCGCCAATTTCTCCTGTCGATCTATTGAGATAATCGACATACTTTCCCTGGACTTCGCCGCCAATCTCGTTGGTATAGAGTGCGATACCGCAGAGGATGCAGAAACAGGCGAAATCGTCAGCCATCTTCAATGGCACTAATCTATCACCCCCTTCTTCCCCACCTTGTTCTCCCTGATAGTGGCAACCAGTTCATAGGGATAGAGGTATCGCCATAGTGCAGATGATATGAGGTTCAGTTCTTCTTCTCCACCTGGTGAACAGGTTACCGTTGTTATGGCGAAATCGAAGAGATGCCCTGCTCTGCCTAATTCCGGATAATACATCGACTTCGCCCGGGCAGACATTCAGGCCTCCGGAGAGATCATTTTATCCCCATGGAGTGGGCAGCTGCTGTTTATCCAGAAGAAACCCATATCTCCTAATCCTCTGCCTTTGTTATTGTCCATGATGGGACAGGAACATCCTTTTTTTATTGCTTCTGGACTTCCTGGGTTCGGGATGGACATTCAGTGAGGCCCCAGTACACCGGTACCCGAGAGGTGAAGGGAAGGGTCAACAAGGTGGCGAAAAGAGATATTAACGACTGGCGATGTTCCGGGAGCGGGTATGATCCGCATCAGTCTGTCCATCTCAGGGTCCCGGAACAACATAGATACAGTCTCCTTTACGCTCCCTTTGCACTACCCATGATCAGGCCGAAGTTTATGTGGTACCAGCCCTGTGGGTAACTGATATAGTAATCCGTTTTCCCCAGCGCTTCGGCTTCTGCGACCTGTCTTAACAATAGCTGTTTTGTTGCTTCGTCATGACCTGCGCAAAGCCACCTCTTCGTCTCGTCGCTCATTTTCCAGGCGCGTTCAG